GGAAAGTACAACGTCTATTGCACCGTTGTAGGTTACAACAACTTCGGCTTCGGGAAGCTCAAAGTCATTCTTGACATGGGCTATAGTTCCAAAAATGAGAACTCCCTTTACGGTGAGGACGGAAAGAAAATCAAGTTCAACTCTATGATGGAGGTGCTTGACTATATGGGCAAGCGTGGATGGAAACTCGTGAATACGTATTACATCACCATGGCAAGCAAACAGAATGTTGTCAACTATGTAATGGAGAAGAGAATATCTAATGACAGTGAAAAGACAGAAGGCTTAACCATCAAGCCTGAGGAATAAGGCTTGAAATGTTAAATTTGGCGGAGAACCCTCATTTTCTCCGCCTTTTCCTTTGCCGTTCCGCTTTTTCTCCCTATCTTTGCCAACGGTTAAAGAACAGTGGTAGTCCACTCCGGAGAGCAGCGGTTATTGCTCGGACATCAAGGTCGGGCTTTTTTTATGTCCACAAAAGCGCGAGTAACTACTCGCAAAAAAGATATTGGCGGTTGCCATTCCGTAGAATTTGATCAGCCCTTCGGGTGAAGTCACTGTTCTTTAACCAGCGGAATCGGCAGCCGCTTTTCTATTCTGCCAAGAAAAGGCCCGGCTATCCGGGAAAGGTTAAAGAACAGTGCATTATGCAGCAAGCAACAATCAACTTCACCGCGTCTGAGGTCCGTCAGCCGGTGAGCCTCCGAGAGAGGATGAGAAGTACGGGCAGAGCAATCAACGAGTGGCTCGACACAAAGAGTGCGTTCTACAGCCGTATCGCCGAATTCGAGGTGACACGGCGTGTGGCCATCCGTGTGAACCTGGTTACCGTGGCCATGCTTGTGGCAGCCGTGGCTATCGAGACGGCACCCGTTGCCGCATTGGCCGCCGCACTGAGCGTGGCATGGGTGATGTTCCGCATACTCATAGGGAAGAAAGGAGGCCGGGCATGAACGAGGAACTGAAAGAGAGCCTGAAAAAGGTGATAAACGCGGAACTCAAAAAGGGCACAATGCTCCACGTGGAGGCTTCCGAAGTTCTCGGCACAGACATCGTAGGCATGGAAGTACACACGGAAGGAAACGGACTTGCCGTGCTGAAGATGCTGATCTTAGCTATGGCCACCAATAAGCAGCTAAACAAACTCATAAAGGCCGCTGTGGCAGCCGACAAATTTCTCCATGTAGAGGCTGTAAAGCTCAACATGAAGAATTCAGAGGAGAAAGGAGGCCAGGCATGAAAGCTAAATATAAGCTATTGGTAGAGGCAAGCGATGGAAAAGAGTTTGTCATCGTCATCCGCGAGTATAGCTTCAGCACCAAACCTGCCCGAATGTTCAAGGAACAAGTAAGTGCTTTTGACGGCTCCAAGATGTGCGTCTCCGGATTACACATGATGAAAGTCTATCTGAGAGAACTTGCTGAGTCCATCAATGCCGAAAGCCGTGGCAAAGGCAAAATTCAAGTTGACTTCCATGATGAATGGTGCGATTTGAACGGCCATAGATGCATAGGATTTGAAGTGTATTCATACGACGGCAAAGGCGGTTCTCCCATCTGCAGTATATATTTAATAAGAATAGATGCCAGTGTAAGCTTCTACGATTTACTGGCCGCGAAAGGAGGTTCGCTATGAGTAAGTTGTTACTGGACAGCAAGGCCGTGGCCCTGCTTGGCGACTTCTGCGACACCGACACCCTGCAGAACCGCATCGAACTGATTGACGACGTGAAGGACCGCCTGCTCATGGAGCTCGGCGACAGCGAGAACGACGAAGAGCGCAAGACGCTCACCGACTGGATGATTAGCCTGTCGGACATGAAGGAAGACTTAAAGAAGATTAGGAGGGCACAACAATGAACAAGGACTTCAAGATGTTCCTCGACTGGCTGAAAGAGAACGACCGCAGCGAGGAAGAGAAGATGCAGTGCAAGCTGCTCGATGAATACATGAAGACTCGCGACAACCTGCCCGGCAAGGGCGTGACGGGTTCGGAGCTCGTATCAGAACCGAAGACAACGCAAGAGATAGCGTCCGACCTCAGTTCTATGTATCCGATGGACGCTGACCTCATTGCTCGGTACATGTTCATGCACGAGTTCACTACCACCACCGTCGAGGACGGTACGGTGAAATGGGCCATTTGGCGCGACATGGACTTTCAGGTATAGGAGACATTTTTTTTACATATACATGATGAGGGGTGCTGACCGTGAGGCCGGTGCCCCTTTTTCTCTCATGTTGTCTCAATGTATATGCCAAAGGCTAATATAAAATTAACAATTAAAATTTGCAGTTATGAGGGAATAGTGGTATATTTGCAACGTAAAAAAGAACCAAAGAATCGATTCTTATGAATAAAAATATGCATCCCATTCGTTTTAATACGAGTCTGAAAGGCTGCCTCCCGAGTTTCAGCACAGGCGTGGAGTCAATCTCCATCATTGCTCCTACAAACTCATTTCGAAGATATATGCGTGGGAATAACCTTTCTGACTTACGCAAGGATTGGCAAGCCGTAGGCGGTGATTTAAGAAGAGCAATAAGAAAATACTCCATGTAAGGTATTATGGCAGAAGAGATAAAGAATCAATCAAAAGAGGCAAATGCGAATCGCCCATCCAGAGTGGATCTCAACGAAGTTCTTAAAGACATTAAGGATCCAGAACAGCGCACCATCGTTGCCCATGCATTCACGGCCATGGTAGAAAGCAAGGCTTTCAGTGGTCCACTCCCTGCACCTGAGGATTTCAAAGCTTATCAAGAAGTCGTGCAAGATGCTCCTGAACGGATTCTCTCAATGGCTGAACATCAGATGGAGCACCGCATTGAATGTGAGAAAAAGATTATTAATATTAGAGCCAAAGAGAGCCGTATTGGCCAGATTATGGCTTTTGTTATAGCGCTCGTAAGCATGGGCGTTATATGTTTTCTTGGTTACACTGGCCATGATTGGCTTGCCGGTACAATAACTGCAATTGTTGTTGGCCTTGCGAGTGTGTTTCTTCTTAAAAAACAGAAAGATGTAAATCAAGAGGAAGAAGATAACTGAATATTAAATTAAAGAAAAGATAATGAGAAGCCATCGGTGCGAGAGCATCGATGGCTTCTCTCGTTATGCTTCTTTCCCGCTGTATTTTTGGAGCACATTATATATACTTATCTTTGCGGAAAAGAAACGATTATGGCAATCACGATCAACAACGGACTCAGCGGCAAGTATTTCTCCATGAGTGTTCCCGACCTGGTGTGCACCATCGGCGGCTACCGCATGGGCGTGAAGATTCTCATCAGCCCCGACAGCAAGTCATGGACGGAGATCTACTCCGAATACCTGTACCCCTTGGACGGGAGCATCACCCTTGCCGACCTGGGCAACCTGCTCACCCCCTATGCCCGCCAGATGCTCGTGGTGGACGTGAAGATACAGCTGACCGAAGAATATGCAGATCGTAACAGCATAGCGTCGAGCCAGGAGCAGACTTTCACGCTGGTCTATTGCGAGGCCGACATCCCTACCACCTGCGAGGACTGGACGGTGAACCATTTCCTCTCTCTGCTGCTCGGAGCGAAGCTCACGGCACCCGGCCGTCTCGAATACCTCCATTTCATCGGTACCGACACCGCCGTATGCACAGCAACCTATACCGACGGCAGCACGGCGACGTTCACCCCCGTGGTCATCGGCGGCAACAGCAGCTACACCACCATCGACGTGAGCCCCGACCGCTTCACCACGGCCGGCAAGACCCTTGCCTCATATACCATCATGGCGGGAGCCCGCCGCCAGCAGTACGATATCGACTTCAGAAAGCCCGACTGCGCCCCGGTGCTGCTCTTCACAAACTCGTTTGGCTGCGATGAGCTGATGTACTGTACCGGCCTTGCAACAAAAGCCCCCACCTTCAAGCGCGACTCCGCCTATATCGGCGGCAAGAAGAAAAACTATCGAATCCAAGAGACCCGCACGTTCAAGGCCGACACCGGTCCGCTGAACGAGGACATGGCCGACTGGTTCGGCGAGGTGATGCGGTCGCCCTACTTGCGCCTTGTGACCTTCCGTAACGGCCGCCCCAATGTGGGCCGCGAGATCGTGATTGACGACTGCAAGACCGAGCAGACCAACGCCCTCGACGAGCAGCCTCGCTTCACCTTCAGCTACGAGTACGCCCAACGTAACCACAACATAGTTGAGCTGGAGCGCGAGGGCAGAATCTTCGATAACACGTTCGACTACACCTTTAATTAGTCAGGAGGTTAGAGTTAAAGTAGGGAATCAGAAAAAATGGATAAGAAGCAGAAAGTCATACATTTCAGCGAGATGCAGCGTTACCTCGACCTCGCCTATCAGCACCGGCAGACGTTGAACATCAAAGCCTTCCGCAGCGACGGGCACCGGGTAGAGTACCGCGGATGGCTCGTCCATCACCAGTACTGGAAAGGCGGCTACATGCGCATCGTCAACCCCATGAGCCACCAGCTGCGGTTGCTGCCAGAAATATTCATCTATGAAGTTAACGGAATGAAAGTATATCTATGAGCAATAAAGACTTAGAACTTGTAAAGACCGGGCAGAGCGGTAAGGTGCAACACTTCCTTATTATACCCCAGGGCGTGGCGCGTGCCAAGGCCTACGACTCCATCGCCGAGGAATACGGTGGAGACAGCAGCAATGTCTTCGACGAGGACGACGGCACGGTGAACGTCCGCCCGCTCACCATCAACGGCCGCGGATACCAGTATGTGCCCTTCGGCGTGGACGACATGCTGCCACATGAGCTGAGAAGGGCCGTACTGGCGAATATGATAACCGCCCAATGCCAGCAGTTCAACACCCTCTGCTGCTACGGTCAGGGACTTCGGTTTGTGGACAGGAAAGAGAAGAAGGATGTCGATTTTCCCGACATCCGCGATTTCTGTCTGCGCAACTCCCTGCATGAATGCTTTGCCGAGCAGTGTACCGACATGCAGATGTACAACTTCAGCGTGACCTGCATCATCCTCTCCCGCGACGGCAGCCGTATCGTCAACGTGCGGCACAAGGAAGCCTGCTACTGCCGCTTCGAATACGCCCCGTCGACAAAATCGGGAAAAATAGAGCACGTCTTCTTTGGTGACTTCCGCATCGGGCACTTCAACGAGAAGCGCATCGAGGCCATTCCCCTTCTTGACTACTGGGACCCACTCGGCGACCTGGAGATACGCATGGGCAAGCAGCCCGACCCCGCCACCGGCCTTGTCCACAACAAACCCACCAGCGACCGCAAGTTCGCCATTCTCTCACGGATGGCCACACCCGGCTACCAATACTATCCCGTGCCCTACTACTCGAGCATCTTCAAGGATTCCTGGTATGACATCTACCGTCTGATAGGTATCGGCAAGCGTTTTATGATTAAGAACACCTCTGCGCCGCGCGTACAGATAGAGGTGCATGAAGAGTACTGGGACAACGTGTGCGACAACGAGCATATCGAGGACGAAGCCGAGCGCCAGCAGCGGAAGGAGCTGGAGAAGCAGAACATCATCGACTTTGTTTGCGGTGTGGAGAATGCCGGCAAGGCCCTCGTCACCGGCTACTATATCGACCCCAATGGCAAGGAGAACCGCATGGTGCGCATCATCAACCTCAACGACCCGAGCAAGAAGGAGGGCGGCAACTGGAGCGACGACATGCAGGAAGCCGCCAACGCCCTCTGCTTCGCCTATGGCGTACACCCCAACCTTGTAGGCGCCACGCCGGGCAAGAGCCAGATGAACAACTCCGGCTCCGACAAGCGCGAGCTCTTCACCCTGAAACAGGCGCTCGAAAAAATCTATCATGACGTGATGGCCAAGCCTTATCACGTCATCCTGCATTACAACGGGTGGTCGGACAGGTGCACCGTCGACGTGCCGATGCTCATGCTTACCACCCTCGATGAGAACAAGGATGCCAAGAAAGTTAGTGGAAACTCAAATCAAGACGAAGATGGAAATAAAGATTACCAAAAGTGATTTCGAGCAGGCCCTGCCCGTGGGTGCTGCCGCCAACGGCAGTGTGTATGAGAGCGTGAAGCCGGCTATAGAGCGGCAACTGGCCTTCAGCAATGATACCCTTCTCGGCGTGGCAGGGATGGCCTACCTGGAAGAGAAAGGCGAGGACTTCCCGCTCCTGAGGTGGTACAAGCAGCTCGTGTGCCTGTCAGCCTTCCTCAGCGTGCTGCGGCAGCTCGACCTCGTGCTCACCCCCACCGGCTTCGGTGTGGTAAGCAATGACAACCTAGCGCCTGCCAGCAAGCAGCGCGTGGATGCCCTGGAGGGAGCGCTGCGCACACAGTACTGGCGGACGCTCGCCATGACCCTCAACCTGCTACGGAGCGAGAACTGGGGAGCCACGGAGCAGGCCCGCCACTTCATCGACCACATCTACGATGAATACACCTTTTTCTTCGAGACCCACCGCAACGCCACCTACACAGACTGGAACAACTACAAGACCACCATCGAGGAAGCCGAGGAGATGCTGCGCACGAAGATGGGCGACAGGCAGATTGACGACATCATCGATGCCTTCCGCCGTGCCGATTCCAACAGACTGGAACCATACCGCGAGGTCATCTGCTGCATCATACGGTTCACCGACATGTGGGCAGTGAAGGGCGCCGCCACACTCAAACAGCCTGTCTATCGCCGCCTGATGCGCATCCTCGACAGCGAGGACAACCAGGAATATTTCAAGCTCTACCGAGAGAGCCCCAGTTATAAAGCCAACCATCATGACACGTTCAAAAACACTAAAGACAGCGCAGGCTACGTCTTCAACGGATGAGAAGAGCCGCACGGTGAACATCAACCTCACCGCCCCCACGTCGTGGAGAGCGCTGAGCCAGGAGCAGCTGCTGACCGTCTTCGACCTCATGGCCATCGAGCAGGAGCCCACGGCGGTGAAGACCTACATGCTCATCTACTTCTGCGGCCTGCATGTCATCCGGCACACCCGCTTCGGCTGGAAGTTCTGGACCATGGTGGACGGCAGGAAGCGCGTCATCTACCTCACCACTTCTGAGATACAAGGGTTCACCCGGCAATTTGACTTCATCGACCAAGTGGAGGACATGGACTGTAGGTTGGATGCAGTCTGTGGCCTCCATGCGGCCGATGCGCTGCTGCAGCAAGGTGTGACCTTCAACGAGTACCTGCACGCAGAGAAATACTATCAGCTGTTTGTCGAGACCAAGGACATGGAATATATCGACAACCTTGCACAGTGGCTCTACCACGACAGCCACGGCCGTGCGGCAGGTTACGGGGACGCCGTCGACGACCATGGCAAGCTGGTGGACGACGTTACCCTCACCCCCGGCGAGCGCGTTGGCACGCTGCTGTGGTTCTTGCATGTGAAGCAAGTCATGGCCCGCTCCTTTCCACACTTCTTCAAGAAGGCCGTAGTGGAAGACGGCGAGCCAGAGCCAGTGA